AAATCATTTTCTTCCGCGTGACATTTGCTGATGTCTAAAAAATAAACTAAATCATCTTTTTCAAAGAATTTGATTTCTTTTTTGTTTTTGTGTAATTTAGGATACTTTATGTTTTTCATCGGATTGGATTCTAATAACTGGTATTCTACAACAGCATCCTCGAGCGCGCTATTGAAAGGGGCAACATAGGATTTGACAGAGTCTACATTTAAGTGATCGCAAAGTTCGTTGATCCATGTTATACATTCAAGTCTTGTGATTTCGGTAAGTTTGTAAAACTCGAATCGTGGAAGGATGTACAAACGAATAGATTTTTTTATTCTATATAAAGTTGACTGTTTGACAGTCCGTGCTTTCAGATCAATCCACATCTTTAAATAGTCCCCCACGAGCATGGATTCGTTGTATAAGGCCTTGCCCTTTTTTATCCTATTTTCAACCTCGATAGATGCTGCTAATGCTTCTTTTTCTGTTTTAAAACCTTGTTTGGCAACTTCCTTGTATACTCCGTTTTTCTTATATCGAACTCGGTAACGCCAATTATCTTTAGCTACTTCTTTAATGTTTGCCATATTGTACCAACTCCTTATATTTGATAAAATAGGCATAGCAAATAAGCCTATATGTTTATTGCTCTGCACGCCTTCTGACCGCCAAGAAAGAGGGGCGTGCTTTTATTTGAAATAATTAATGTCGTATCCCATACCTATATCGAAAGTTTCTATAACCTGGCTATAGTTATAAAAACCATCATTCTCATTAATTATATAATTGACCATAAAATTGTTTGCTTCGTTTTCCATCTTAGAATGAGCAACAAAATTTTTATATAGAGCGACGTAGTCTTCGTGGTCAATTACATGTTTCATCTCGTGAACTATCACTCTTTTCATCTCTTCATCAGATAATTTCTGATTAACAAAAATGATTTTCCACGCAGGAACGTAATATCCATTTTTTTCCATTTCTTTGACTACTATTTTGACCCCGAGTTCATCCAATTGGCTTCGCAGCTCGTTCACAAAATCACCTCATTATTTACCTTTACGGCCCATCATATAAGCAATTATTGCTTCTTTATCGCTTTCGGTCATTTCTTCGCCGTCAAACGAAAGCACATTTTTTAAAGCAGCTCTTAATTCAGTCTCTTCTTTTGTAATATCCTTCCTTTCCAATAAATCATCAATAGATGCTCCAAAAAAATCAGCAACTTTTTGTACATTCTCAACTTTAGGAGAAGCGTTATCCCACCTTCTGATTTGTCCATTAGAGAGACCAACTTTTCTTTCGATTTCAGCAAAAGTAACATTTTTCTCGTCTGCAAGTCGTTTGATATTTTGTACTAAACTCACTTATATCAACCTTTCTAGTGCTTACGAAAAAAATATATTAACTTTTAAGCTATTTTCGTTTGACAATTAACTTAAAAGCTATTATACTGTGTTCATAAGCTAATATTAAAGCTAACAAGTACAACGAAAAAACTCATATTAATTAATTATTCGTGGTCGCCAAACTTTGAATCATTAATGTAGAGCTATTTGTGCGCTTATTTAACTATGCACTCATGATAGCTTAAAAGTTAACTAGTGTCAACTACTTTCTTTGATATTAGCTTAAAAATTATTTAGGAAGGAGAACATTATGATTATCACGGATTTTGCTGAAATTGTAGAAATCAAACGAAACCGCGAAGGAAAAACTTTAAAGTATTTAGCGGATCTAATCGGCGGTAAATCAATTGTATACACAAAGCAAGTAATTGCAGGTATTCAAAATGGTGAAAATGCTAGAAAGTATCGCCAAATTATCGCTGAAGATCTAGGGATATCACTCGCTGAATTAGAAGAGATGAAGAATTCGAACGGGGAGGGTAAGTAATGATTGAACAACCTCGAATTGAAATCATTGCTGATAATGATTGGCTTGAGAAGTTTGCCAAAGAATATTTGCAGCAATTATATGATGAACGTTTGAAACCAGAATGGCTTACAATTCCTGATTTGGAAGAAATTACGAGACACGAAAGAAAATGGATCATGGAACATATCATTAATGATCCATACGTTCAGAAAAATGGAATCGCAAAGAAGGCTGGGGGGAACACTAAGTCAAAATGGATTGTTGATGCTGAAAAAATAAGACCTTTTTTGAAAAGACTATTTGCTAGTTTCCCAAATGAATAGAAGGAGGAGGATTTAAAAAATGCTGACTGAAAGAAAGTATCGTGTTGACAAATATCTTGAAATGGCAAGACTGACAAAATCAATAGAAAAACGGGAAAATTTTATTGATATGGCATGTTATTACTTAGAGTCAAAAGAATTCGATGTAACAAAAGATGAACCCACAAACTTTTTCGAAAATTTGGAAAAGGAAGATGTCGTTGGCAAACCAAGGCAACAAATTTACGAACAATATACGCAATTTTGCAAAGATAATGGAGAAATTTTGAATTCGAAAGGGAAGTTTTACAAAGAACTTGAAGAAAGATTCAAACTACGCGAAAGATATTTAAGGTTAGAAAACGAAACAGGAGAAAAAATAAGAGCAAGAGTTTATGTGGAAAATTAAAACGGAATTGTATTTAGACAAATAACCCCACTGAAAAGGAGATACAACATTGAAAAACAAACTAGCAAAAACAACAGCAATCATCGGACTAGCACTAGGTAGCGGAGTTATCGGCTATGCAGCAAGTAACGCATTTCAAGACTTGGACACGATCAAAGCGAATTTCAACACAGTCCTACAATACGGACAAACCAAATCGCAACGTGTGTCAGAACTCGAATCACAGCTATCTAACAACACTCGCACACAGGAGCAGCTGAAAGCCGAAATTGAGCAAATCAAATCGGACAAGCAGAAGGAAATTGAAGCCAAGCAGCGAGAAATCGAACAAAAACAACAGGAGATCGCTACAAAGCAACAGGAAGCCGATAGCTTGCGCCAACAACTATCCACAGTGCAAAACGACAAGGAGCAGTTAGAACAGCGTGTGAGCGAGTTACGGCAGTATACGGATCAAAAAGTAGGGGAGTTGGGGAAATGATTAAGTCAGTCACTATATCAGTTGAGGAAGATAGCGGATCTACGATGCAACACACCGTTTCAACAAGAGAAGAAGCGCTCGCTTTGATCGATCGATATTTCAAGGAGGAGTCAGCATGAAGAAAATTTACTGGATCAGACGCACAACATTTATTCTTGTTATCTTCGCATTGGGAGCCTTGCTTTCATCAGAACCACCAACATGGCTAGTCATCGGATTCCCTTGTGTCGCAATGTTACTGCTGATGATCTATGACGAAGCAGTATTTGAATTACGGTCAAGGACGGTGAAGAAATGACCAGAGCTGAAGCGCTACGTATCGGCAAAATCATTGCTGATCGCCGGTACAAGCAAAATAAACCTTTGATTCAATCAAGGCAGAATATTGGGAGGATGAAAAAATGGCTAAGTACAGATGGCATGTGACAGTAAAAGGAAGAGATGACGTTGAGGTCGTCAGACACTATAAATGGGTAACGAAACTTTATAGATTTATAGCGAGAAGTCATCGTTTTCTAGGAGGTAAGGAGTTAACAATTTATCGAAATGGCAGACCTTATGCGGATATACATTACAACGATGTAATCGCAAGGCTAAGCATGAACCATAAGGAAGGGGAAGAACGCAAATATTTGATGACAATAAAAAAGACCGACTAGCCGGCAAGCTATAGTCAGTCAATTACGAAAAAATATTTACCTAAGTTTACCACAAATCGAGAGGAGTGGGAAGATGTCAGATTATATCGCAACAGATTACGACAGACTGATGCAAGACGAAACCAGTCATGCGATGCCCAATATTCATCAATTTAAAGGGTTTGATGAATACAAGGAAGAACGCATCATGACAAGCTACAAACCTCGTGTAGTCAACGTTGAGGATGAATTATTTATCGTTTTTGTGAAGCTGAATCCAAATACAATCATCTTTTCATTGGATGAGGTTTACGAAAAAACGAAACAATATTTAGTCCACGCTGAAGACGTCTGCGAATTCATATTTGACGAAAAAGACAAAGATTTGGTTTGGAGCGCCGAACCAGTTTTAGGGAAGGATTTGATTTAATGGCAGAGAAAAATATTATTCAGAAATTAATCACTCTCAGAAAAAAGATTCCGTATATCAAAAAGGAACAAAAACAGTATATGAAATTTGCGGTTGTCAGTTCTGAAACGGTTCTAACGGAATTTAACCGTCATATGAATAGTTTGAACCTCTATTTGAAAACCGAAGTTCTTCATAAAGAAATCGAACGGCTGAAAGTAGGTGTAAACGAAAAGACAAAAAAAGACGTTTTCAACTATTTAGTGACATTGGACATGAAATATACATGGGTCAACGCTGATAATCCTTCAGAAAGAGAAGAAGTTTTGTTTGCTGCTATGGCGGATGATGAGAATGCTTCATACGCATACGGGCAAGCACTAACTTATGCTGAAAAAACATTCTTTCTTAAAGAATTTAACATTCCGACTGATGAAGTCGATCCAGATGTTTTTCAAAAAGAAATTCTTAAACGCATTCCAGCAGAACCAGAGCAGAAAGAAGCAATTGAAATTCAGTTACAAAAACTACATGACTTGAAAGGCCAGCCGAAAGAAGCCTTTTTCGAACAAGCGAAGATGTCAAACGGGATCTCTCAAGCTAAAGCACTTGATGATTTCAGCGGCTATGATTTCGGTTTGGTTATGAACACTTTGACTAAATGGGTCAACGGGTATGAAAAAGAAGCCAAAAAGAAGAAGTGATGTAAATGTTTCATTTAGGAAAAGTAATCGATCATAAAGGGAAAAGATTGACTATCGAATTTGAAGAGGAAATAAATGCCGAATACCTAAAAATGATGGCTCGAGAGAAAGAAAATCTGGTCAAAGTAAAGCTCATAGACAACAAACCGCTCTCAGAAAAGCAGAATAAGCTTTCTCACGCTTTGATTAGTGACATAGCCAATTGGTATGTTGATGATCCAGGACACGTAGAAACAATGCTTAAGTACGAATACGAGTACACAGAAGACGAACCTTTCTCGCACGCCGTAGCAAGTATGAACGAAGGCAATATTTGGATAACAAAACTCATTCAATTTGTAATACGAGAAGGAGTCCAACTCAATCAAAGATACTCATATCTACTAGAACATGATAGCTTTTTCTACTATTGCTGCAAGTACCGAAAATGCGCAGTTTCTGGTAGACCAGGAGCGCAAATACATCATGTCACGGCGGTTGGAAATCGTCATAGAAATAACGTTGACCATCGGCTATTTCCATTCGTGGCTTTGGATTGGAAAACACACAATATTGCTCACCAACTTGGGCAAGAGGAATTTCTAAAGAGATATCAAATCAAGCCTGTTTATTTAGATAAAGAAGCTTTAATCAAGATTGGCATTATGAGTAACGCTCAAATAATGCGTTTTGATGAAAAGTACGAAACAGAAGAGCTGTTCAAGAAAGCGATAGAGGAGGGACAATGACCGTGAGAACGATCAATGACAATTACAAACGTTTAAAAGATTCAAAAAATGAACTAAAAGCCCTTAGAGAGACGTTTATCAGGCAAGAGAAAAAGCTATTGCAAGAAATTGAATTACAAGAAAAATATATCGAAGAGTTCAGCAAAAACGATGAAAAAACAGCTGTTGGAATGCAACTTGTGATTTGCAGAAAGTACGAAGATTGGGGAAACGAGTTTAAGGATCTATTGAATTTTGCTATCAGCAAGATTAAAAGCGGATATCTGCCAGAGTTGCTTTCTAGAAGAGAAGTTTTTGGATATTGGCACAACAGCGGGTTTCAATCAGGAAACTCCAGGCTAATTGGAAGATATATGGGAGAAACCTACGGAAACGAGCGGGCACAAATTAGATTCGCTGATGAAATGTATGAAGATGGTTATGAACTTACAACTCAAGATACCTTAGCAATATTATCCTACTTGACACATTTGTTGTCTGATTCAAAGGAGGGATAACGTGGCAGAAAGAAGGATGTTCGCAAAGACGATAATAGACAGTGATGCATTTCTTGACATGCCTTTATCAACACAATCATTGTACTTCCATTTATCCATGCGAGCAGATGATGACGGTTTTATTAATAACCCAAAAAAGATACAACGTATGGTTGGTTGTGGAGACGATGATTTAAAACTGCTTATGGCTAAGAAATTCATTCTTGTTTTTGATAGCGGGGTGATTGTTATCAAGCACTGGAAAATTCATAACTATATTCGTAACGATCGGTACAAGCCGACTCTTTATCAAGAAGAGAAATCTATGTTAGCTGATAAAGAAAACAAGGCTTATACCTTTGATACCAAGGGTTTTGGCACTAAAGAAATTGTTGGTATACCAGATGACAACCAAGCGGTATACCAAACGGATACACAGGTTAGGTTAGGTAAGGTTAGGTTAGGTAAGGATAGGGTAGTAGTAAACAAGGACATCTACGACTACTACGAGCAAAATGGATTTGGATCAATCACACATAAGACAATGACTGATTTCGAGTATTGGGTGGAAGACCTAGTTAAAGCAGGGGCTACAGAAGAGAATGCTCGATTGATGATTATACACGCTTTGGGAATTGCGATTGATAATAACGTTCGAAAGTACGCTTATGTAAATACAATTCTAAAAGATTGGGAAAGAAATAAATTCAAGTCAGTTGAACAAGTGCAAGCGGAGGATAAAAAATCTACCAAAGTTAAAGGCAAGTTGGAAAACACAGGTTCTAGCGAATATGACAATTTAGGGTGGTGATCAATTGGAAAATATAGCAGTAGGTATCGCAAAGCTGATAGAACAAACACTTGAAATAAGAGGGACTTGTCCAGAATGTAATGCTGCATTATATGGCTGGAAAACAAAGAATAAAGACGGTTCAGACAGATGCGCACCTACTTGTATGGCCTGTGGTTATTATGCCTTACAACTAAAAGTAGATGCTGATACAAACAAGCGGTATGTACTAAGTCTTAGAAAGAAAAATCACGACTTGTTTAAATATCGGTCTGTGATTACTGATCACGCACTGTTTGACAAATCGTTAGATAACTATCAAACCAAAGAAGAAGAAACTGCGGTAGCAATGACGCATGCGGTGGACTTTATAAAAGATGTGTTGTCTGGAAACCCCACTCACATGATTCTATCTGGTAAATCTGGAGTTGGTAAAAGCCACCTATGCATGGCAGTCTGTTGGGCAATTTTGGAAGATAGCAAATATACAAAGAAAGTTCTGTTTATCAACTACAGGGAATTGTTAGAACGCAGAAAGGCTTCGTTTAACGACCAAATGGAGAACAAGAACCAGATAGCATTGCTGCAAGACATAAAGACAGTTGATTTCGTTGTGATAGATGACTTAGGTGCTGAACTCGGTGGAAACGGAATAAAGGACAGCACAAGCTTCAATAACGATGTATTGTATTCAATCCTTGAAGCAAGACAAAACAAAGCTTTGATGGTCAACACGAATTTAACATCTGAAGAAATCAAGAATGCATATGGCGAACGGATCCTATCACGCATATTGAAAAACGCAAGGCAACACAGTATGCAGTTTCTTAGAACAACTGACAAACGAATAAAAGGGGTGTAGCTATGACGGGAGCATTAATACAAGAGCGTGTGATTTGTCTTGACAACTGGCGATTCGATTTTCCTAAGCAGACTGTTGCCAGAGCCGTTGCCATGCTAGACGAAGGCGTGAAGCCAACGGATGTCGCTAAGGCGCTAAGACTTACTGAAAAGGATATAGCGGTCATAACTTTAGATCACTTGGATAAACGAAATGCACTATAAGGACGTCAGCACAGGCAAAGAATTTCAAGAATATTTGAAAGAGCATGAAATGGTGCCGAGCTGTATGTCTGAAAAGTATCTTGAATGCGTGCGCCGCGCACAACAAACAGTAAGCAATCTGCTTAGCCTAACTGATTTAGAACGGCAATATTACAAAGAGGTCGGAATAGATTTGGAAAAAGAGCTTAGGTCATGGGAAGCACATAGAAAAGTATATATCCAAGTTGCATTATCCCAATGCGAGTTCAAGAAGAATATCCATAATCTAGCAGGTTGGATGAGTTCTAACGAAGCGTATAAGAAAACTATGATCGAATATGACTTAGCCCCGATTTTGGTTGAGTATCGGCCTTTGGATCCAGAGCATTGCAAAAGATACTTGAAAGCGAGGGGAAAACTCTGATTATTACGATACCAGGAGAGCTAACAGATCTGAACAAGTTCATCAATAGCCAGCGCACAAATCGATATGCAGGCGCCAAGTTGAAAAAGGAGAACACAGAAAAATGTTGCTATGCATTCTTGATGGCGAAAGCAGCAGGGTTAAGAGTGACAACGCCAACCAACTTGAAAATCACTTGGTACTGTAAAAACAAGCGCAAGGATCCCGACAATGTGGCTTTTGGTGTCAAATTTATATTAGATGGCATGCAAGAAGCAAGGATGATTGAAAACGATGGATTCAACGAAATTAAAGAAATTCATCATTATTTTGTGGTTGATAAAGATTGCCCAAGAATTGAAATTGAGATATTGGAGGAAGAAAAATGAATACAGTAAATTTAATCGGCAGATTGGTAAGAGACAACGAATTGAAGTACACGAAGTCTGGAAAAGCGGTGGCAACGAATACTCTGGCTTTAGACGATGGTTGGGGCGACAACAAGAGATCATACTTCTTGCCGCTTGTCGTGTGGGAGAAGCAAGCTGAATCATTAGCCAACTACACAGGTAAAGGATCACAAATTGCGGTCAATGGCAAGCTGACTAGCAGAAGTTATGAAACGCAAGACGGGCAGAAAAGAACGGTTATCGAGGTTGTAGCGAATCAATACGGCGGAATCGAGTTTTTAGACACCAAAAACAGCGGTGGTGGCGTTTCAAATAGTCAAACGACCAATAATGCCAACGCTCAACAAAATCGCAGCAACGCTCAATCAGACCCATTCAGCAAGTCATCGATCGATATTGATGATAGCCTTCCGTTTTGAGAGGTGAGCAGATGACGCCAACACAAATCCAAATCAGAAACATGTCGGACAAGGACCTAGTATGGAGAAAGAAAGTAATCGACAGCCATGTCGAGAGATTGCTCAAGCAACAAGAATGGCTAGCCGAGGAAATGGAACGGAGGAGTAAAGATGAACAAACAAGAATTGATTGATGACATAGAAAAAAATAAAAATGAATTTTATAAATTATCTACCGACATGAAAAGCACTGGAATTTCCAAATGCATAGCCACAGGAACATATACGGGACTTTCAATTTCACAGAAAATGATTGAGCGGTTAGATGAACAACCAAAAGTAACGGTACCTAAATTTGTGGCTGATTGGATTGAACAATGCAAAGCAAAAGCTACGTTGGCTGATTGCTTAAAAGGATATTATGAAATCTCAATACTGCAGACATTTGGCTCGGAAGATTTCCAAAATTGGGTTGTAGATAACGAAAACGATGAATTGACTGCTAAAGCGTGGATCTTTGGATATGAGGTGGAGAAAGAACCGTTGTATCAGATTCAATTTCCTGGAACGTCATGGGGAGCATATTTAACTAAAGCAGATAACGGAGATTTGGTTATATTTCAAAATACTACAAGTGGATCAACATTTACTGAATCAGAAATCAAATCAATCGATGAAAGATATTGGGCGTTCGCAGTACAAGTGGAGGAAGACAAATGAAACTAGCAGACACAGTAACAGGCGTGCAAGACGGCAAGTATAGCCCACCGCTACGTGTAGTCAGAAAGCAACGTAGAGTAAAAGCAGGCATAGAGTATTGGTGCGTGACCGAACGTTTTAAAACGCCTTTTAAAGCAGTGTGTGTAAAAGTGCTTGAGAACTCAGCTATTGTGACGTTTGGCAGCGATCGGACAGTTGTTAGATTGCGAGATATGAAGAGGGTGTAATGATGGCTAACAAAGAAGATTTATATCGTTTGGAAAAGTTAGTTAATACTCCAGGTGCTGATGAAGACGAAATCAGAGTTTTGAGAAAGGCTTTGTGGGGAAAGAGTTACGATCGACCAAAACAGAATAGATACAACTCAACGCCAGTCAGATTTACTTTTCCAGATGGTGAAGTAAAAGAATTCAGTACACAGCGTGAAGCCGCAGAGATGTCAGGGCTGAACAAGTGGACATTGGATTGAGCATGCAGATTGCAGATACCTTTGAAGAAAGGCAATTTTGCAGGTGCAACGGTCGAGATATTGAGTCAGTAATCGGAAGAAATACAAAACTAGGAGGGTGGGAAGATGTCACTATCAGCAGAAATCAAAGAATTAAAAGTTACATGCGAATACGTAAATGATACTCACGAATTAGATGTAAATGTAGAATCTGAAACCGTGTATATAAAGGTTTGGGATAGCCATGCCATCAAGGAACACGATATCGAAATGACTTTCGAGGAATGGGATACTTTTAAAAAAATAATTGATATGGGGATCGCTAGAGAAAGATGTAAGTGACAGAAGTGGAGGAACCAGTATGGATAAAGTATATCTAGTACTAAGTACTGAAGGAGGAGAAACGGAAATTTGTGGAATCTATAAACAGTGGAGTAACGCTTATGAAGACGCAAAGATTTTAGAAGAACATGAAGAGTATGATTCAGTGGAGATTGAAGAATGGGCTGTTTATTGAACAGGATTCTACTATCCACCAAAATAACCAACTGAAGGAGGTAAAGCTTTGAAAGTATTAGAATTATTTGCCGGTACCAGATCCATCGGAAAAGCTTTTGAGAAAGCAGGGCATGAAGTATTTTCTATCGAATGGGATAGAAAGCATGGAAATATTGATTGGTATGCCGATATTTCAAAAATCACTGCACAAGATATCTTGCTTAGATTCGGACAGCCGGATGTGATATGGGCTAGTCCAGATTGCACATCATACAGTATTGCTGCAATCAGTCATCATAGAACAAAAGAACCAGATGGGAATCTAGCTGCGAAATCAGAGTATGCATCATTTTGTGATCTAACAAATCAACATATGCTGAAATTGATTCGAGATTTGAATCCTAAACTATTCTTTATCGAGAATCCCAGAGGTGGGATGCGGAAGATGCGATTTATGAAAGACTTACCACGATATACAGTAACTTATTGTCAGTACGGCGATACACGTATGAAGCCAACGGATATATGGACAAATCATCCAGAGCCGAAATTTAAACCGATGTGCAAGAATGGAGCACCTTGCCACGTTTCTGCACCTCGTGGATCACAGACAGGTACACAAGGGATCAAGGGGAGCGTTGACCGTTCGAGAATTCCCCAAGAGCTTTGCGAGCATATTGCAAGTATCAGTGAGGAATATGTTTCAGCTGCAGCTTTGAAAAGAGTGGATTAGTCAGCTATCCGACGAAATAGCAGAAAGCGAGGAATGAATGTGAGTGGGAAATTAATCATCCAAGGTAAAGCTTGGGGAGAATTTGAAAGTGCTAAGAGATCAAAAGGAAATATTGAAATCAGTGGGTACCGTTCATACGGCGGCACTCACACTGTGCGAATGGTAGATCACCCGCAACTCAACGAGAATCAGCAGATTGTGTTGGAGTGGTTGAAAGAAGAGCAGACCAAGAATCCAGAATTAACAATTTTTGGCACACTTTCAGTTTTGGTTGATGAATCGGAAAATCGGTTTATGAGTCTTGATGTAATCGATGCGCTAATCGACCTATCTAATTCGCAGCAAGCTGGTGTTTTCCAGGTATTCAGCCAATGGGCTTTGGAACAGGATCAAGCCGATGAAAACTAGCCAAGCATTCATCATAGTGCTGCTAACGATCGCTGGTCTAAGTTGGCTATCCTATACACTAATTGACCAGCAGAAACAAATTGAGCAGCTAGAACAGCAGCTGCAGCATGAGCAGATGAAGTACAAGATTATTATCAATGATCCGTTAGTCAGGGATGCGATGGAAGCAGGAGGATGAAAATGGTACTACCTAAGAAATCAAATCATGTTCGTGAAGTTAAAATGATGGAAGTCATTCATGTTGTTTCGTTCGAAGGTGAGGGAACCAAGGAAAATCCAGCAAGGTTGATCGATGAATATTACTCCAAAGAAGGTACCTTGTTAGCAACGAAAGATCAATGGCTAGAGCAGCAAATTGAGAAGGCACAAAAATGACAGAAGCGGTTTTGATATTTGTAGCCGTAACAGCTTCTGTATTCGCAAGCGTGATTTTTGGTAAGGAAGACAAAGAGGAGGGCAAGTGATTGGATTTGAAAGCGGCTGGTTCGTATGCTTATGATCTCTCTCACGGAATGTTGTTAGAATATGTTTGGCAGCGACTGATCGAGAGTGAATTTGGAACAAGAAAAAAATACAGCGAAGAAGAAATTGAAGAGTTCGTCAGAGATTATATGGAGGTCGAGTAAATGTGTGAGTACTGTAAACCCGATCCAAGGAATAGGGAAACTTTTTATAGATCTGATTATCTGTGGTCAGGACGTACCGACTGTGTGGAAGTTGGAGTGAATGGCAATACAATGCATGTTACAGCTGAAGTTGATAATGCGGGTTACACGGCAGAGTTTGAGATTACCTTCTGCCCTATGTGTGGGACAAGATTAACCGAGGAGGGCAAGTGATTGGAGAAATGGCGTGTTGAACGAGTCAAGGCAGTGTTGAAAGATTACCGAGATACGGATAAGTACGTCAGAAAGCTTGAAGAAGAGATTCGGGTTCCGTATCGAGAAGAGGATATAAATGGAGATATCAAGGGGTCCAGAAGCGACAGTGATACAATGTTTGGCACATTGTGGACCATCGAGACGGATAAGCAGATTCGGCGGTTGAAACGCAATAAGCAGATTGTACAAGAACTTCTCGATGAGTGCGGCAGTGACACTGAGACGATCATTCGAGAGTTGTATATCAAACGATTTCCGCAATACACGATGCAAGGGTTGGTTGATAGTTTCCAGATAAAGTGTGGTAAAACCAAAGCGTTTGAATATCGGAACAGATTTTTCGAAGAGTTAGACAAGATGCTTGATATATGAACGATTTGCGGAATTTTAGGCACTGAAAACGTGGTAAATTAGTATTATCAGATATCGCCCACATATAGCAACCGAGGTTGAGGACTAGTGGTAAGGTGGCTTGGAATCGCAAGCGTGTAGGTTGCTTTTTTCAGATGTTAACTGCCTAGTTGCAGTTCTAATTGGTTAGATAGAACTCGGCATTGCTGTTCGGTGAAACTCCGTGATTGGTTCTCGCATAGGATCGGAAACGTCCCTGCCTATGCAACGTACATATCAAAGTCACTCATTGCGAGCGGCTTTTTATTTTGCAGAAAAGCGAGGTGGCAAACATTACTAAATGGACGGAACAGCAGGTCAAACGATTGTCGGAATTGGCAAATGAAGGACTAACAAATATAGAGATAGCGCCTATGCTTTCAGAGGAGTTCGGCAAAGAGTTCTCATGGCCAAGCGTTAGAAGTAAACGTACCAGGTTGGGTTTGCCACCGAGCGAAAAGAATATGCGTGTTAAGCAATCTGATAAGGCAAAGAAGAAAGTCGTGTCTACGGAAATAAAATCAGATGGCACACAGACTAATTTTATCAAGCTGCGTATGACTGAAGAGCAGTCAAAGAATCCTGATTATGTATTAAAAGCGCATGGATACGATCCCGATAACTGGGAACTGGTCCAAGCTACTAACAACATTTGGGAACAGAACAACCAAGTAGATGGACTTATACAGCTTTATCAATCAAAGATAGTTGTGAAGCCGAAACCTAAAGGGTTTAACTTAGCAGCCTTCACTGAATCAATCGAGCCAGTAAAGCTAACCGCAATCAAGACAGGTGACAGAAACTTGTTCATCGGTTTGGCTGATTGGCATTTCGGTATCACTAAGCTAGAGGATTTACAAGATAAGCTAGCGAGAATGATTGAAGTTATCTCAAAAGGCTATAAGCAGATTGTTATTGGTCAGCTAGGAGATTTATTCCATAGCAGCCAAATCAAGAAGTCGGTCACGATGGCTGGCACACAATTAGACGATGTGGACATGGAGCAAGCGATTAAAGACGCTCGCTCTTTTTTTGACGTATTGATTACTGAGTGTGTGAGACATTCGAAGCAAGTGACTGTGGAACACGCTGAAGGGAACCATAGCGGATCGATCGAGTATATGTTTCTCCTATACCTAGAAGCCAAGTACCCAGACATCCAAGTACACGCACACAACAAATATCGACAAGCGTTCATGTTGGATAACGTGGCGATCATGATTACTCACGGGCAGTATGGCAAGCGGAAGGATTTGCCGATGTTGTTTGCTACTGAGTTTAGCGATATATGGAGTAAGGCAACTACAAGGGAGATAATCACCGGTCATTTCCACACGCAACAGACGAATGACTATCAAGGTGTGATCCACCGGCAGTTAGGCACAATTAAGCCGAATGACAGCTACGAGATCGAGAACGGCTGGACGA